ATCACGTGTAGCTACATGTCCAATTCTGATGGAGGTCATTTGACTAACGATGGGACAGCGAAAGCGTTGGATGAAGACTATTTCATCCGTAATGCAATCTATTGTTGGTTGTATTACTTCGACGAAAAGCACAAATGGCACTCCATTTATACGGATTTGGCAAAACGGGAGACATTCACTGTCAAACCTGAACAGTCAAAGCCAAGACGGGCAAGACGAGCTACTCGAAGGCCGACTAAAGAGTTATGAAGTTTGTCTAAGTGACGAGAACATCTACATTCTCGCCGCCAGTGCTGAGGATGCCGCCTGGTATGCCTTGGAACTGTCCAATGACAGCAATTCACAACTCCTGGACGTACGGTTAATCGATGAGTAAAGACTTCCCTAATAAATGGCGTAAGTACAAGGACATCCCAGCCGACAAGTTTGAACCACTCTTTTACGAAGACGTAATGGATTGGAAAGTTGCCGGTTGGGAACTACCTCCTGACATTGCCTGTGTCATCCGCGCCCGCAATCTTGAAAACAACAAAATAAAAGAACACGTGTACAAACGTATGTCAGCCGCTGAATCAAAGATTCGGCAATACATGACATACAAATCACATGAACTTGTGATCTGCGCTGAAGAAGCATTGTACTACGTGCATCCTGACAAATTAGGAGAACATACTGATGATGATGTCTGATCTGCAATACGCAAGATTCATCATTGAGTTGGATAAGCATCCACACAAAGACGAAATCATTGAGTTAATGCATCAACAAATTGATGACGAAAACTCAGTCAAATACTTTGAGGAGGATGCCAACAAAGTTTGAAATCGATGAGCAAATTGCTTTGGAACGAGAGCAAATCCGACAAGGATTGCAACACCTACGTTCTAACACATCCAAACTTGAGGAAGGGGACTATGCAAGTGCTTCAGTATACGGGGTGGCTTCTGTTGGGGAGCTTCTGCCTCATGTGGCTAAGCGTATTGACGCAACTCAGTCACGGATAAAGAAAGGTGAAGCAGGGATTAACTTCCGTGAAATCAGTCACTTTCTTTCTTCTCTTGAATCTGACGCTGCAGCAGCTATTGCTTGCAAGCTGACGTTCGACAAGGTGTTCAGCACCAAGCCTAAATCAAACCTCGTACAGAGCGTCACAGATGCCATAGGGCAGGCGATCGAGAACGAGTGCATGATGAGGCACTACGAAAACAACGTGCCAGGGTTACTTCACAAGTTGAAGGAGAACTACTGGCACAAGTCCATTGGCACCCAACAAAAGGTGGTTGTCATACGGACACTCATGAACCGCTGCGACGTTGACCACTGGAAAGCGTGGGGACGTGCCAATCGGATCAGGCTAGGCGGATGGTTGTTGGATTGCATATGTCAATCTTCCAACTGGTTCATGACTGACATGCGTAACGAAGGTAAGAAACGACAGACCTATGTCGTTCCGACACCTGAGTTTATTGCAATCAAAGATCAGATCATGGCAACCGCTGAGCTGTTTAGTCCTATTGCGTGGCCGATGCTCATTGAACCAAACGACTGGTCAAACGAGCAGCAAGGTGGTTACATCTTGAACGAGGTCATGAAGGGCTACGACATGGTCCGACGCGGTACGCCCTCATGTATACAGGGAGAAACACCGATCAACTTTCTGAACAAAATTCAGAAGGTTGCTTACACCCTGAATCCGTTCACTGTGCGGGTTGCTGAGACCCTCATGGACAGGCAGATTCAGGTCGGTAAGTTCATTCCTGTAGTGGAAATGCCACTGCCACCTAAACCTGTAGACATTGCGACGAACTTCGATTCACGTAAGGACTACAGGCGGCGTGCGGCAGAGGTCATGAACATCAACGCCAGTGCGTTCCAGAAGTCGTGTCGTACACGGATGACCATGAACGCGGTCAGGACCTTTATAGATAAAGACAAGTTCTTTATTCCGTGGTCATTCGACTACAGGTCAAGGGTTTACCCGATTCCTGCGTTCTTGACACCACAAGACACTGACTTTGGTAAGTCGTTACTTAAGTTTCACGAACAAGCTTTTGTAACACCTGAAGCTGAACAGTGGTTGGCGTTTCAGGTAGCTACTTGCTATGGACTCGACAAGGCACCTATGTCTGAACGAATCCAGTGGGTAGCTGACAACAAACCACTCATCACACGTGTCGCCAAGGATCCAATAGACAACCTACCTGACTGGGAAGTTGCTGATGAACCTTGGCAATTCCTTGCAGCTTGTGAGGAATACCACGCATGTGTCCTTGCTTGCACCCGTCAACATACAAACTTGATGGTTGCAACTGACGCTACATGTAGTGGTCTACAAATACTCGCAGGTCTGGCGCGTGATGAATCGACTGCCCGGCTAGTCAACGTTGTACCGGGTGACGCACCACAAGATGCGTACAAGGTTATTGCTGAAGAAGCAAAACCTAACGTTCCTGACTGTGTAAAACCACACATGGACAGGAAGACTACGAAGCGCACAGTCATGACCGTGCCTTACAATGCCAAACCTTTTTCCAACAGATCTTACATCCGTGAGGCACTGAGAGAAAAGGGATTTGAGATTGACAAAGAGGATTTGACTGCAACTGTCAAAGCAGTCAGGGATGCAATGGATGTCATTGTACCTGGTCCTATGCGTGTCATGAAGTGGATAGAAAAAGAAGTTGCTGCTGCCATTGATCGCGGTGCTACTGAACTCAGATGGGTTACACCGTCAGGATTTGTAGTAACACAGCGTCTTATGAAGAAAAAGATCAAGCGGATCGATCTGAAACTGCTTGGCAGATGTCAGGTCAACGTTGCCACTGGTGAAGGTGACAAGGTTGACAGAGCACATCATAAAAATGCAACAGCTCCGAATCTTATCCACAGTCTAGATGCAAGTCTCTTGTGTCTTACTACACTGCGCTTCAACTCTCCAATAGCACTCATACACGACTCTGTGTTGTGCAGAGCAACTGACATGTCAATCCTTTCGGCCATAGTCCGTGAGACTTACATGCATTTGTTTGCGGAGAACGATTACCTGACCTGTTTCGCCCAACAGATCGGTGCAGAAACAGAACCACCCATCATTGGTGACCTTGAACCGTCACGAGTGATCAATTCTACCTATTTTTTCTGCTAATGCCTAAGAAGATCTTGAAGACTGCTGAGCCAGTCGTTCTCGAAGGATTCCAAAACATCCTTCAGGTCAGTCAGTATGGCAACCACCAGCTTGAAGCCATCCTCGGTGACGATCTTGTTGACATCCTAGAGAATGATCGACTTGGTGGTCTAGAATGGGCTAAGTCAAAGAGCAAGAAAGGCAACAACGCTCCTGTCAACGACGAGCCCTGGAAGAAAGTTGCCGAAGGTAAATACAAAGCAAGGTTTACCTGGACTCCAGACAAGATGCCTGTCATTGTTGACACAGAAGGTACACCTGTCACTGACAAAAATCTCACAATCATGAGTGGGAGCAAAGTCAAGCTAGCCTTTTGGCAGAAGCCTTACTCGATTCCAGCCGGAACAGTTGGCACTAAGCTTGTCTTAGAGGCTATCCAACTTGTCACCGTTGCTAGCAGTGCTGGCGTAGATACCGGAGACATTCAGGACATGGATCCTGCTGAGATCTTTGGCACAACTAAAGGCTTTAAGCAAAGCGAACCAAATGTAGTCAGTGACGTCAGCAATGACGATGCTCTAGAAGACGACTTCTAATGGCATTTCGGTCCGGTCTCGAAGAGAAAGTAGCGGACCTGTTGGTTGACCTTGACGTCAAGTACGAGTACGAAAGCGTCAAGGTTGACTACACTATCTCACACTTGTATTGCCCTGACTTCGTACTTCCAAATGGAGTCCACCTTGAGTGCAAGGGTTATTGGGATAGCAAAGACAGAAGAAAGATCAAAGCAGTTGTGCAACAACACCCTGAGCTTGACTTACGCATGGTCTTTCAAGCACCGTTCAATACAATCTCTAAAAAATCTAAAACTACCTACGCTCAATACTGTGAAAAGTTGAGCATTCCGTGGTGTTCTTACACCAACATTCCAATCCAATGGCTCATGTAGAGAATGAGTTTGTACGACACACTGCGTGTCCGAATTGTGGGTCATCAGATGCTAACGCTCTGTACACAGACGGACACACTTTTTGTCACAAATGCCACTACCGCACACACGGTGATGGTCAAGAATCCTTTCACACGCCAACAATGCATGATGTTGAACTCAAAGGCACAGCCACCCGACTGCCTACACGACGCATCAGTGAAAAAACAACAGAGCTGTTCAAAACCTACAAGGATGGACAGGTTCTACGCCACTACTATTATGATGTGGATGGAAGGCTTGTTGGGGCTAAAGTAAGGACCAAGGGTAAAGACTTTCGCTGCGAAGGCGAGGTCAAAACCTTGTACGGAATGCAGAACTTCCGTCACAAGACGACAAAGACATCCACCAAGCTTGTCATTGTTGAAGGCGAAATGGACGCCATGAGCGTCTGGGAAGCGCAACCGAAATGGGATGTTGTCTCTATCCCGAATGGTGCACCGGCTGCCAAGAAAGCTATCCAGCACAACTACGAGTGGGTCAACTACTACGACAAAATCGTAATCTTTTTTGATAACGATGATGCCGGTAGAGACGCTGCAAAAGAGTGCGCTGGGGTGTTACCACCTGGCAAGGTTTACACCGGCTTTCTAGACGGTTACAAGGATGCCTCAGAGGCTTTACAGGCCGGAGATGCGGAAGCTATCCGAGCTGTATGTAATTACGATCATCAACAATACACACCTGATGGCATTGTCGATGCCAAAGACCTGCTAGAAGTTGTAACGACACCCTCACCCCCTGCTGACCATGACTACTCCTTTCAAGGACTACAAACAAAGCTTCACGGGATCAGGTTTGGGGAACTTACAACAATTACTGCGGGGTCTGGCATCGGAAAAAGCTCCTTCTGTCGTCAACTCGCAGTTGACCTTCTTAATACAGGAGAACGGGTCGGTTACCTGGCACTTGAAGAATCTAACCGCCGTACTGCTCTCGGACTCATGTCATCAGCAGTCGGACAATCTCTCCATATCGGAGAACACAGCAAGCGAGACCTGACAAATCATTTTGATAAGACTATTGCTAACTGGAACCTTCATCTCTTTGATGGTTTCGGTTCTTACGATCCCGATCACATTTATAACCGTATTGAGTACATGGCAGCAGGGTTAGAAACCCGTGTTGTCTTTCTTGATCACCTCAGCATTCTTTTGTCTGGCCTTGATGGAGACGAACGAAGGATGCTGGACATCACCATGACCCGTCTCCGCAGTCTTGTGGAGCGTACTGGCATTGCCATGTTCTTGGTGTCCCACCTTCGACGTACTACACAATCGGACAAGAATCATGAAGAAGGAGCAAGAGTTACTCTCGGCCAGTTACGCGGCTCAGCTGCAATTGCTCAGCTCTCAGATAGCGTTATTGCACTCGAACGAAATCAGCAGAGTGGATCTAAACACGATGCTACGACAGTGCGAGTCCTTAAGAATCGATATTCTGGCGAAACTGGCATCGCGTGTTTACTAGATTACGATTTATCTACCTGTAAATTTAATGAAACTGAAGCAACACCGGAGTTCGACCCAACAGACACAACTTCTTGGGCCACCTAATCCTCCTACGGAAGAGATGGTCAAACGCGCACAATTTGTAGACAAAACCTATGTCTGGAACCACTCTGGTATTCGACCTGGAAAGCGACGGTCTTCTGAATGATGTTACCTGCATCCATTGCCTTGTTATCTACGAGCAGGAAACTGACACGACGATTGTTTACAACGATCAGGGTGACGCTGAACCGCTTACCAGGGGTATCCAGCGGCTCGAAGATGCTGACATCATTGTGGGTCACAACATTATCGGCTATGACCTACCTTGCATCAGTAAAATTTACCCGTGGTTCTCACCAACCGCCTTGGTTGTAGACACCCTGCTCCTGTCTCGTTTGTATCACACAGACATGCTGGAGATTGACCAGAAAAAGTTGTGGGACAAAATGCCACCACAAATGTACGGTCGTCATTCCCTTGAAAGCTATGGCTACCGGCTGTCTGAATACAAAGGTTGTTTTGGTAAGACAACAGATTGGAAAGAGTGGAGTCAAGAGATGCAAGATTATTGCGTACAAGATGTCAACGTCACTCGCAAACTATGCGACCACTTCCACCGATACCTGAGTGGGTCTTGCTTGAGCACCAGGTAGCACAAATCCTCACCAAACAGGAGCTTCATGGATGGTATTTTGATGAACGCGCTGCATGGCAACTGTCATCTGCTTTGCGAAGAGAGCTTGAAGAAACTTGTAGATTACTACAAGACAGGCATCCTTTCTACCCACGATCGGAATTTACTCCTAAAGCAAATAACCGACGCTACGGGTATATTGCCGGAGCAACATTCACCCGCACCACCGAACTCAATCCTGTATCACGTGACCACATAGCGTGGTGCTTACAAGAGCATTACAAATGGGAGCCGACACAACATACACCAACAGGCAAAGTCCTGATCGACGAGACTGTGCTGAAGGAAGTTGCTGCAAGTGGGATTACGATTGCAGAGGACTTTCTGAAGTGTCTAACTATTACAAAGAAATTGGGGATGATCTCGGAAGGCATGAACGCATGGCTGAAGCTATGTACGACTGCTAGCCGTATACATCACCATTGTTCAGTTGCTACTAATACTCATAGATGCGCTCACCGTAGACCAAACCTAAGTCAAGTACCTTCTGATCATGACTGTAGACAACTTTTCAAAGCATCCCCTAGTCAAGTTATGGTGGGTGCCGATCTTAGTGGCATCGAGTTACGGATGCTCGCACATTACCTCGCTAAATATGATGCGGGACGCTACGCGGACGTACTCCTCAATGGAGACATCCATCAAGTCAACGCAGACCGAATTGGAATCAGCCGCCGCCAAGTTAAAACAGTCACTTACGCCTTCCTTTACGGAGCAGGTGACGCCAAAATTGGACTCTCCTTTGACTCTACCTTAGAAGTAGATGCAGCAAAAAAGAAAGGATCAGAAATCAGAGACGCATTTGTTTCTGCTATTGATGGCCTTGCAGAACTGCTTAAGGCTATAAAACAAGCAAGCCAAAAAGGTTACGTAAAATCTATCGATGGTAGACCCATCAAGGTAGACAGTAAACACAAATCTCTTAACTACCTGCTCCAGTCAGGAGCCGGTGTTATTGCAAAACGCTGGATGGTATTGGCAAACGAGTCTGTCAAAGACATCAACTGTCACCAGCTTGCGTTTGTCCACGACGAATTGCAGTTTGAAACCCACCCTAAACATGCAGAGTATCTTTCATCGTGCCTTCTCGAATCAGCACGACGAGCCGGAGAATACTACAATCTCCGCGTACCAATCGCTGCCGAAGCCAAGCAAGGACACAGTTGGGCTGACGTTCACTGATCCGTTTGCCTGGGCTATTGGAATCTTTGAAGGCGAAGGTTGTTTGACTTACGCCAAAAGCAACGATCACTGGACCATGAAAGTTAAAATGACTGACATGGATGTCCTTTGGTCTTATTACGAAGCCATTGGTTGTGTTGGCAATCTCCGTGCATTGACAAAAGATCCGAGCATGGCAGAACACCACAAACCGTATGGAATGTGGCATACCAGTAAACGAGATCTTATCAGAGAACTTGTAATCAGATTCTACCCTTACATGCACGAACGTCGCCGTGCCAAATGTGACGAGTTCTTTGCCTGGTACCACTCAAAATGAAACTGCTCATCGACGCTGACTTCATTGTTTACAAATGCTGTGCTGCAGCAGAAGACGAGATTGACTGGGGTGACGACGTCATTACTGTCGTCAGCAAGTTCAGCGAGGCATACCATGCTGTAGAGGCTGAGATCAACAAGATCATGTCAGAGTTTTTTGATGGTGAGCCTGTCTTGTTTTTCAGTGACTCTAAAAATTTTAGGAAAAAAATTTACCCAGATTACAAAGGTCATCGAAACCGTAAAAAGCCCTGTGGCTATCGCCGGGTAATTTCTGAGCTAGACAAGACGTACAAAGTCATTAGACTTCCAGAACTAGAAGCTGATGATGCCATGGGTATCTACGCAACGTTTGAACCAGGCAACGTCATCGTCAGTCCAGACAAAGACATGCGCCAGATTCCTGGCAGACTTTACGACCTTAAAGAAGTCGTAGACATCTCAGAGGAAGAGGGTATGCGTTGGCATTTAATTCAGACACTTGCCGGTGACCAAACTGATGGTTACGGTGGGGTGCCTGGTGTTGGTGTCAAGCGTGCTATCACCTTGCTCGAAAAAGATGGCTACACGTGGGACACCGTTGTCAAAGCATTCAAGTCCAAAGAATTGGATGAAGACACTGCATTGATGAACGCCCGTCTTGCAAAAATCCTACAGCATACTGATTATGATGCAGTTAAACGAAGAGTCATACCATGGCTTCCCACCACCGCCAGTGCTAGAGCTGACGATGGAGCAACAGTTCAAACTAAGACAGATTGAAGATCTGCTGGAAGAAGCAGACCGCAAAGATATTATTACTATTTACTTAGCACTGCAGCGACAGAACTATTGTCTGTCAAACACCGTCACCAACCTGGTTAAGAAATGGCCCAACAATCCCCTGCTCACTACACCCGAGGAGCAATAGAAGTTTGGGATTTTATTAGAGACCAAGACCTCAACTATCATCTCGGCAATGCTATTAAATATATTTGCCGAGCCGGTTACAAGAGTCCTGACACAAAGACTCAAGACCTTAAAAAAGCTATCCACTATCTTGAAAATGAACTCCTACATTCATCGCAGCCTGATGACGATGGCCGAACAGTTCCGCTCAGCGTATATGTTGATGACTGGGGTAGCGGAAAGAGGCGTGCAGAAAGCTTTGATCGATGAGGAATGGTCAGAGTTTCATGAGGCTTACCACATGAAAGATGAT